GGGCGAGGAAGGCGCGGCTTTTTTGCCGATAAAATAAAAAATTTTTTAACCATTTCGTTACGCAAAGCGGGAAAGGAGGCTTGGAAATGGACCAGAAACTGAGAACTGAACGCAGAAAACTGGCTGATTTAAAGGCAGCAGAATACAATCCAAGAAAAGCACTGACCCCGGACGATGCGGAATACCAGAAAATAAGGCGGAGCATTGAAGAATTCGGATACGTTGACCCCATCATCATAAACGAAGATGGAACTATCATCGGCGGCCATCAGAGGGCAACCGTCCTCAAAGACCTCGGATACCAGGAAGTGGATGTGGTCGTGGTGGCACTGGACAAGCAGAGAGAGAAGGCTCTGAACATCGCACTGAATAAAATCACAGGCGAATGGGATGAAGTGAAGTTAAAAGACCTCCTGCTTGACCTTGACCTCGGAGATTACGACATATCACTGACAGGCTTCGAGCAGAACGACCTCACGGAACTGGTGGACAAACTCGCTATCGAGCCGGAAGCAGTGGACGATGACTTCAATGAGGACGAAGCACTGGAGCAGGCGGAAGCCGAACCAGTAACAAAACTCGGAGATGTGTGGGTACTGGGCAGACACAGGCTCATGTGTGGAGACAGCACATCACAGGATGACATGGCGGTTCTGATGAACGGAGAAATCGCAGACCTTGTCGTCACTGACCCGCCATACAATGTCAACTACGGAGACAAGGCAGAGATGCTCGATGAGTACCTCCCTGCCAAAGGACACCGCAACATCAATCACATCAAGAACGATAACATGGACAACCAGAGTTTCTATTCGTTCTTACTAGCAACCTATCAGAGTGCCTATGAATTTATGAGAGCCGGAGCAGCAATCTATGTATTCCACGCAGAGAGCACCGGACACATATTCAGACAGGCATTCCTTGACGCAGGACTGAAACTCGCCCAGTGCTTAATCTGGGAGAAGAACGCATTCGTCCTCGGCAGACAGGACTACCAGTGGAGACACGAACCGTGTCTGTATGGATGGAAAGAGGGTGCGGCGCATTACTTCATCAATGACAGGACGCAGGACACCGTCATTCTGGAAGATGACATAGATTTCAGTGCCATGAAGAAAAATGACCTCGTGGCATATCTGGAAGAACTCCGCAGGAAATACAGAGATCAGACCTCTGTCATTTACGAGAACAAACCGACAAGGAATGACATACATCCGACCATGAAGCCAATCGCACTGGTCGGAAAATTCATAACCAACTCCAGTAAGTCCGGATGGAATGTACTGGATCTGTTTGGTGGAAGCGGCAGCACCCTCATGGCCGCAGAGCAACTGGGAAGGACGGCATTCATCATGGAACTGGATGAGAGGTTCTGTGATGTAATCGTGAAACGGTGGGAAGATTACACCGGGCAGCAGGCAGTCCGAATCCCGGCAGAGGAAGTAAAGTAGAATGGCAGAAGAACAGCAGGGCGGCTTCTACCGTGTAGAGGTCATCGCTTCTCTGTTCGGAGTAACGGTGCGAAGGGTGCAGCAGCTTACTCAAGAGGGCATCATATCGACAACCAAGACCAAAGAGGGAAATCGGTACGAATTAGCACCTACCATTCAGAGGTATGTCAAATACCTTTCAGACAAGGCATACGGAAAGAGTAAATCTGAAAAGGAAGCCGAACTGAGGGAGCAGAAACTGCAGGCAGAGATCGCCCTCAAGGAATCCCAGGGAGAAATGCATAGATTAAAGACAGAAATCGCATCGGGTAAGTACATCGACATCGAGGAAGTGAAGATGGACTATAGCCGATTTTTTGTTTCATTCAAAAAGTTTGCATTATCCCTGCCGAGCCGACTATCCGGCAGAATCAGTGGTCACTGCGACCCGATGGAGATTCGCTCGATAGAAAAGGATCTGAACGCAGAAATCATCCGGTTAATGAACAGCTTTGTGGTGGCAGGCTGCACACCGGAAGAAATGGAAAAGAAAAAGCGTGGCAAGAAATCCGTATCGTAGATACGAGGTCACAGAATACCAGAAGGAAGCCTTAAAGTTCCTACAGCCACCAGAGGACATCACGGTATCGGAGTGGGCAGACAAGTACAGGGTACTGGATGCCAAGACCTCTGCAATGCCGGGACCATGGCGGACAGAACACACCCCATACCTCAAGGGCATCATGGATGAGTTCAACAATTATGAGACAGAGGAAATCGTCTACGTGAAGCCTACGCAGGTAGGTGGAACAGAGTGCCTCCAGAACATGGTAGGTTACATCGTCCAACAGGACCCTGCGCCGACCATGATCGTATATCCGACAGATACGCTCGCCAAATCCATATCGGAGAACAGACTGCAGCCGATGTTCAAGGCAGCACCGGAACTCCGAAAGAGGTTTGATGAGAACTCGCAGTTGCAGGAATTGCAGTTTGACGGAATGTATCTGACACTGGCAGGCTCGAACTCCCCGTCAAGCCTTGCAAGTAAGGCAATCCGCTTCCTGTTCCTCGATGAGGTGGATAAGTATCCGGGAGCGTCCAAAAAGGAAGCCGACCCAGTCAGTCTGGCGAGGGAACGAACCAAGACCTTCCACAACAGGAAGATATTTATTACAAGTACACCGACACTGAAAACAGGGCATATCTGGAAAGCCAAGGAAGATGCGGACATAGAGAAGCACTACTTCGTGCCGTGTCCTCACTGCGGGGAATACATCGAACTCAAGTGGAAGCAGATCCACTTCCCGAAAGAGGAAGGGATGAGCCACGCAGACCGTGCAGAATTCGCAACCTATGTATGCCAGGAGTGCGGATGTGTGATCACAGACCAGGACAAACCGGAGATGCTCCGCAAGGGAGAGTGGCGGACAGTCAAGGAAAATACCAAGTTCGTCCGCAAGGTAGCGTTCTGGATGAACACCCTGTACTCCCCATTTGTTCGCTTTTCAGAGATTGTAAAGGAATTTCTGGACAGCAAGGATGACCCGGAGAAGCTGCAGAACTTTGTCAACTCATGGCTCGCAGAACCTTGGGAAGACACCAAGTTAAAGACCAACGCAGACCTCGTCATGGAAAGACAGACCGAGTACGAGGAACTGGTAGTGCCGGAGTGGGCGAAACTGCTCACGGCAGGAGTCGATGTACAGGAGAACTGCCTGTATTGGAGCATCAGAGCGTGGGGCAATTACCTCACAAGCCAGAACATAGCACATGGGCAGGCTTTCTCATTCCAGGAAGTCGAGAGGATCATGAACCTCGAATACCAGATGCCGGACAGCACACCACTGGTCGTAGCACTGGCACTGATCGACTCCGGTAATGACGCAGACACGGTGTATGATTTCTGCGCCAACAATTCAGAATGGGCACTGCCGAGCAAGGGTTCATCGAACCCGATGCTGTCACATTATAAACTGTCCAAGGTAAATAAGAGCGACAGCAAGGCATACGGCATGAATCTGGTACTGGTAGACACCGGAAAATATAAGGACATGATCGCCGGACGAATGCAGAAAAAGAACGGCAGCGGATCATGGATGGTTTACCAGGGATGCGACAGAGAGTACGCAGAGCAGGTAACTGCGGAACATAAAGTGAATGTCAAAATGGGAAACGGCAAGGTCAAACAGGAATGGCAGCAGAAAACCTCCCACGCAGACAACCACTACTTGGACTGCGAGGTATATGCGACAGCAGCGGCAGACATCCTCGGAGTACGAACCCTGCATCTGAATGAGATACAGGAAGATGAGCAACCAAAGAAACAGGAAACAACCCAGTACACCCCGGAAGAACACTGGATCAGTCAGAACGAAGGGTCATGGGTATAAAGGAGGCAGAGCATGGCAGCAGTAGAATCCAATTACAATGCTTCGGAAATGCTGACCGAAGTAAATAATGCCATTTACGCAGTGCTCGTAGGCGGCCAGTCTTACAAGATTGGTACGAGACAGCTCACCCGTGCCGACCTTAGTCTGCTCTACAAGTTAAGGAACGACCTCACAGCACAGATCGCAGCAGAGGGGTCAACCAGTTTACTGGATGATACCTATGTCGCAGTATTTGATGGGAGGTAGGACATGAACTGGTTAGACGGAATTATAGGTTTTATATCCCCAGAGTGGGGAGCACGCAGGGAAGCGTGGCGACAGAGTCTGACTGAGATGAGGAACTACGATGCAGGCAACTATGACAGGGGCAATGCAAACTGGAGGGTACTCAACCAGTCGGCAGAATTTACGGACCGGTACAGTCGTGACAATGTCAGAGCCAGAGCCAGAGACTTGGAGCGAAACTCTGACATGATGAATTCAGTCATCGGAGCATACAAGCGAAATGTTATCGGCGGCGGGTACGCACTGCAGGCAAAGACAGGAAGCGACAGAACCAATGAAATCATCCAGACAGCATGGAAGAAATGGTGCAAGAAGCAGAACTGCGATGTGACTGGAACGCAGTCCTTCACGCAGATGATGAGAATGTGCGTGAAGCGAAAGAAGGTCGATGGCGGAATCCTTATCGTAAAGAGATATACCAAGGACGGATATCTCCCATTCAAGCTTCAGACATTTGAGGTGGATGAACTGGACAACTCTCAAATGCTCCCGAAGAAAAAGGGGAATAAGGTAGTCGGCGGTATTGAAATGAATGAGTATAACAAACCAATGGGGTACTGGATCAGACAGTATTCCGTGGATGGAATGGCACTCTCAAATCCCGTATATGTGGATGCGAAAGATGTCATTTTTTTATACACAAAACACCGTCCATCGCAGGTGCGTGAGATGTCCGACATGAGTCCGACAATCACAAGAATCAGAGACGCTAACGAATTTATGATAGCCGTATCGGTCAAAGAGCGAATAGCGGCTTGTCTTTCGGTATTTATCAAAAAGCAGTTACCGACAACCGGAATCGGTCGTCAGAACGGAAGCGTACCGGGACCGCACCAGGACTACCAGGGCAAATCCATTGCGCCTGGCATGATTAAGGAACTCAATGCCGGAGATGAGATACAGGTCGTAAACCCGACTGGACAGGCAACGGATGCAGCGAGTTACATCAAGCTGCAGCAGAGACTTGTCGGAGCAGGACAGGGCATCAGTTACGAAGCCACAAGCCGTGATATGTCAGAGAGCAACTACTCCTCGACCAGACAGGGCATCATCGAAGATGACATGACCTACGCAGAGGAAAAAGAGATGCTGATGGAAGTCATGGACGAAATATACGAAACCTTTATTATTTCGCTGTGGCTCGCAGGGGAACTGGACGCAAAGGACTTCTGGGATAACAAGGATAAATACTTCGAGCACGCATGGATCACAGCACCGAAGAAATGGATTGATCCTCAGAAGGAAGCAAACGCAAACAAGATCGCTCTGAACACAGGACAAAAGACCTTCAAGCAGATTGCAGCAGAACAGGGTCGCGACTGGAAAGAACAGATAGATGAAATGGCAGAGGTACTCGAATACGCAAAGAATAAGGGTATCGACTTAGGAGGTGTGATTTTTGACCAGACAGCAGCAGAACTCTACGAGGATGAGGAAACACCTGCCGACAATCCTCAGCAGACAGACGGAAACCAAACCGGAGAAGAAACAGGGCAGGAATCAGAAGAAGGCGATGGAACAGAGGAAGAAGGAGAAGCAGACGACCAGGGAACTGACAGTTAATTCTATCAGAGCCATGGAAGGCGAGGGGAATGAGCGAAAGTTCATTCTTTCTTTTTCCTCGGAAGAACCATACGAGAGATGGTGGGGAACAGAAATCCTCGACCACTCAGACGGAGCAGTAGACCTTACACGATTAAATGAAATCGGTGTGCTGCTCTTCAACCACGATCGCAACCGTGTCATTGGAAAAGTAAACCGGGCATGGATTGAGGACTTGCGTGGAATGGCAGAGGTTGAATTCGACAGCGATGAAGATGCAGACCTCATCTATCAGAAAGTCAAAAGCGGAACGCTGAAAACAACATCCGTAGGCTATCAGATAGATTCATGGGAGGAAGTAATGCCAAACAAGCAGTCAGCAGATGGCAGGTTCACAGGACCGGCAGACATCGCAAGAAAGTGGACACCTTACGAAATTAGTATCGTGAGCGTGCCTGCGGACCCAACGGTCGGTGTAGGCAGGGAACTGGAGGAAGAAACCGAGCAGGGAACGCAGAGCCGCTCTACAGACTGGTTCGAAAGGCAACTTCAAATAAATAAAAATATCATCAACCAAGGAGGTAACAGACGATGAACAAAAAGCAGCAGAGACAGCAGAAAATGCTCCGTCAGCAGGAAATCGTAAATGCCGCCAGAGATGCAGGCAGAGATCTCACTGCAGAGGAGCAGACAGAATTCGACTCCCTTCAGAGAGAAATCGAGAGACTGAACGGAGAGATCGAAGCAGAGGAACAGCAGCAGAGAGGTATGAACCCTCAGCCAAACGCTCCTCCGCAGAATCCGGTAAACCCGGAAGCAGACACCCAGAGAGCAATCCAGGAGGAAAGAGCCAGAATCCGCTCCATCACAGAACTCTGTGGAGAGTTCGGAATGGAAGCCAGAAGCTACATTGAGAGCGGTGCGACACTGGACTCCGTAAGAGAAGCAGCACTGGAGCACGTAAGACAGCACGGTGCACCGATTCCGGCAAACGGCAGAGTGAGCATCACAGAGAGTGCCGAGGACAAGTTCAGAGCGGCGGCAGCAGACGCTATCGTGATGAGAAGCGGAATGGAACTCCAGAACCCGGCAGACGGTGCAAGACAGATGATGGGAATGACGCTCCGTGACTTAGCCATTGAGTGTCTGACCAATGAAGGACAGACCGGACTCAACAGAAGATCCTCTGATGAACTCTACGGTATGTTACAGAGACAGTTCTACAATCCGACAGCAGCGTTCCCTGCTATCCTTGACAATGCCATCAACAAGGCATATGTGGAAGGGCACAAGACTGTAGCCGTAACATTCGACCAGTGGACAAAGAAGGGCACTCTTAAGGACTTCAAGACCCACGACAACAACTACTTAGCCGGACCGGTAGGCGAGTTCCTCGAAGTGCCGGAGGGCGGAGAGTTAAAGCATGATGTGTTCGGAGATGAGAAACTCCCGACCAGAAAGCTGAAAACATACGGCCGCCAGTTCACACTTACAAGACAGGCATTCATCAACGATGATATCGATCTTGTAACCAGAATTCCTGCCAAGTACGCAGCGAGCGCAAGAAAGACCCAGAATAAGCAGTGTTACCAGATTCTCGTAAACAACCCGGCGATTTATGACGGTACTGCATTATTCAGCAGCGCACACTCCAACTTACTGGCAAAGGGCACAGGTATCACGAAGGAAGCCGTGCAGGGCATGATCCTCGCACTCCAGAACCAGACAGACCAGTTCGGAGAAGCAACTATCATCAGACCTGCGATTATTATCGTGCCGAGCGGATATATGTTCGATATGTACACGCTGTTCTACAGTCCGACAATCAGCACATCCGGCAACACGCAGGCAGTGAACCCGCTCTACAGATACAAGGATAGCATCACGGTAGTGGAAGATCCGACAATCAACGCACTCTGCGGTGGTTTTGGAAATGTAATGCCTTGGTGGTTACTTGGAGCAAAGGACGACACAGACTTCATCGAGGTTGACTATCTGAACGGACAGGAAATCCCGACTATCAGAAGAATGGAGACTCCGGGCACATTAGGATTTGTATGGGATATCTACCTCGACTGGGGTATCAGCGTCATGGATTACCGTGGAGCAATTAAGAACCCTGGCATCAAAGTAGAGAACCCTATCGCATTAGCATAACAGAAGGAGGATGCAGCCATGAGCAAAGCAAGTTACTGGCAGAGAGGGGAAACCCTCGATTATAAGAACACTGGAGTATCCACCATCGAAGCCAACACAGTCGTAGAACTTACTGGCAGGGTGGGTATCGCAGGAACTGACATCGCACCCGGCGCAGAGGGCGACCTTCATGTGTGCGGTGTTTTTGAATTTAACAAGACCGGAACAAATGCAATCGCATTCGGACAGCCTGTTTATTTTGATAAAACAGGTATCACGGAAGCGGCAGATAACGGTCAGTCTAACGGAAGCAAGGTAGAATACACACCTGCAGGTTTTGCAGCTAAAGCAGCGTTAGCAGGAGACACGAAGGTACTCGTAAAAATTGGATAAGGAGGTGCAACCATGGAACTGGTAGCAACATACCCTATCCTTTACAGATCACACCAGTATGAAGTCGGAGACAGCCTCCCGGCAGACGATGAATCAATGGTGCAGGCATGGCTTGACGCAGAAACAGCCGTGTGGAGCGAAGGCAAGCAGGAGAAAGCGAAAGCGACTCCTGCTACCGCCACAGCAGGACTGGCAGGGGAATCAAAAAACGGAGAAACCCCGGAGAATGTAGTCGGCAGAGTGCCAAAGACACCGACCCGAAGCAAAGGGGCGAAAAAGAATGGTTAGAAAATCATTCAAAGAAGTCATGAAGGACGATGTGAATAACACCTTCATGAATGTGGATGAATTCGCAGATGTGCACACCATTGACGGAAAAGAAATCCCGGTTCTCGTAGATGATAATGAGATTATCGAAAGAGAAAAGAAGATGAAATCCAACATGGACGGTGTGTATGTGAAGCAGAAACTAATCTATGTCAAGGCGGATGACTTCGGAGCACTGCCTGCCATCGGTCGGCAGATCGTCTTTGATGGAAAGAGGTACATGGTAACCGATTCCACAGACGAGGACGGAGTATATACAATAACCATGGAGGCTAACAGGACGAAGTAATGGGATTGCAGAGCGGAATGATAGAGTTTGAAGTCGACCAGACTCAACTCCAGAGGATAGAACTGAAACTGAAGGACATGAAAGCCAAAGCACCGCAGGCATTGAAAAATGCCGTGAATGCGACCGCAAGGGATGCCAAAAAGGATCTGGCTGACAAAGCCAAGGAAACTTATGCGGTAAAGAGTCCGAGGTTTAAGAAGGCTGTCGCTCAGAAGAACGCAACGGCATCCAATCCGACAGCCACTCTGAAAATTACAGGGGCAGTGAATGAGTTGGCGGACTTCAAGTACAAAGACAATACTTCAACAGATGCGGCCAGAGGTAAGGTACTGAAAGCAAGCGGACTGAAAAGCCTGCAAAAGGGTAACCTCAAGGCTTTTATTACCAAATTCGGAAGTGGTCATGTTTCTGTAGTTCAGAGAAAAGGAACATCAAGGCTGCCGCTTAAGAAATTACTCAGTCCGTCCATTCCTACCATGGTAGGGAACGAAGCCAAGGTATATGGCATTGTGAAGCCGAACATAGAAAAGAACCTGCAGAAGAACATCCAGAAGCAGATCGACAAAATACTGGGAGGCAAGTAAATGACGGCGCAGATTTTACAGGAAGAACTTGTAAAGGAAATCGGGGTTATTTTTAGGGATGACCTCTTCAAGGATTCCGCAGGGGAGTACATCAAGATGAATGTCTATGAGCAGAACCTCCCCATCAGACAGGACGAAGATGCACCGGACCCGATTCCGTATGTGATCGTCCGACTGGAAACAGGGCAAGCCAAGGGCGGTGTAGAACCGCAGGAAGTGTTCGTCACACTGCTGATCGGATATTTTGACGATGACGCAGGGAACAACGGACACAAGGGTGTCCTTGGAATCATCCAGAAGATACAGGAACGGTTCATGAAAGAACCAATGCTCGCAAAACAATTCTATTTTTTGAATGATGAGCAGCACCCATTCGACTGGGCACTGCAGGACGAAGAATCATTCCCTTACTTTTTCGGAGCAGCGAGCATGACATTCGCAACAGCAGCAATAAGGAAGGAGGATAGATTCGCATGAGTGAAGCAAAGACAAAAGCAGTGCAGGCGGAAGCCAAGCAGGAAGCAAAGACAGTAGCCAAGGTACAGGAAACGATGGTGTATGCCGGCCCGACAATTCTGGGAGTGGCAACACACAATCAGTTCTTTAACAACGGACTGCCGGACGGATTGAAAATCGCAATGGAGAAAGAACCTGCGATTTACAATCTGGTCGTGCCGATCAGTAATCTGGCGGCCGTGAACGCAGACATCGCATCACAGAGCGGTGCTGCTTATGTATTTTATAAAAAAGCAGCCGAATATAAGGCTTAAGGAAGGAGAGAAAAGCAATGGCTTACAATCATGGAGTAAGGGTAAAAGAGCAGGCAACAAGCCTGGTCGCACCCGTTACAGGAACAGCCGGACTGCAGGTAATCATCGGAACAGCACCTGTGAACCTCGCAGCCGACCCGTACAAAGCAACCAATGTACCGATGATCGCCTACAGTTTCAGTGAAGCCGTGGAGCAGGTCGGATACAGTGACGATTTCAAGAATTATACACTCTGCCAGAGTGTGGACGCTTGCTTCCGTGTTCTCAATGTCGCACCGATTATCTTAATTAATGTGCTCGACCCGAAGAAACACAAGAAAGCAAACGAGGAACAGACCGTGAATGTGGAGAAGATGCAGGCAACAGTAAAGGTGGCAGGCATCCTCGCAGATACCGTAGAGGTAAAGGCAAACGAAGCCACCCTCACAGCCGGAACGGACTACATCACTACATTTGATGATGACGGATACCTTGTGATCACATTAACTGCAGGAGGCAAGGGCGCATCAGCCAAGACCCTCACGGTCAGCAGCACAAGCATCGACCCGACTGCAGTGACAGAGAGCGACATCATCGGTGGCTACAATGCAAGCACCGGAGCAGAGACTGGTATGGAATCAATCCGCCACATCTACCCGAAATTCAGCATGACACCGGGTCTGCTCTTAGCACCTGGATGGACGCAGAAGCCAAATGTAGGTATCGCCCTTGCAGCAAAGTGCGAGGAAATCAACGGAGTATTCACTTGCGAATGCATCCTCGATATCGACACCGCAGAAGCAACCAAGTACACAGACTGCAACGACTGGAAGAATAAGAACGGATACACCAACAAGCACGCAGCACTTCTCTGGCCGCAGGTAAAGGTCGGAACGAAGCAGTATGCATATTCCGCTATCTTCGGAGCGTTGACAGCGTACACGGACGCAAGCAACGATGATGTGCCAAACCTCTCCCCTTCCAATAAGCTGATCGGAATTACTGGTCTCTGCCTGGAAGATGGAACAGAGGTAACACTGGATCAGCCGCAGGCGAACCTCTTAAACGGACAGGGAATTATTACCGCAATCAATGATTCCGGATGGAAGTCATGGGGCAATAACACAGCGTGCTATCCGACAAATACGGACCCGAAAGACAGATGGTTCTGCTGCCGTAGATTTTTCTCATGGTGGGGCAACAGCTTCATTCTGACCTACAAGCAGAAAGTCGATGAACCAGGCAACTACCGTCTCATTGAATCCATCGTAGACAGCGAGAACATCAGAGGAAACTCCTATGTATCACAGGGCAAGTGTGCAGGGGCAAGAATTGAATTCAGCGAGGACGAAAACCCGGTAACGGACATTCTCAATGGCAAGATCCAGTTCCACCAGTACCTCGCACCGTATGTACCTGCAGAGGATATCCTCAACATTTTGGAATTTGACCCGGATATGTTATCCGCAGCATTAAACGGAGGTGAATAAGAATGGGCGCATTAGGTATTCCAGGAGTTATTAATAACTTCAACCTTTACAACAACGGAACAGCACTCGTGGGTCTGACAGGGGAAATCTCCCTGCCGGACTTTGAGGGAATGACCGAGACACTGAGCGGTCCCGGTATCCTCGGAGAAATCGAGGAAGTAATCATCGGACAGTTTGGAAGCATGGAACTGGAGATTCCGTTCCGCATCCTCGATGAGGACGCATTCAAACTCATGTCCCCGGCAACCTCACTGAATCTGACGCTTAGAGCCAGTGAGCAGTTCACAGTCAAGAGCACAGGCGGCATTGACTACAAGGGCATGAGAGTAGTTGTCCGTGGACGACAGAAGAAACTCACAGGCGGCACCGTGAAGCAGGGCGGAGCGATGGATGCAGCAGTGACAGTGGAGATCACATACATCATGATTGAGTTGGACGGAAAGCAGAGAATCGAACTCGACAAAATCAATAACGTCTACAAGGTCAATGGTGTGGATTTACTGGCAAAAATCAGAAAGCAGTGTTAATCAAGGAGGACGAGCAAGATGAAAAAAGAGACAAAGAAAACAGAGGTAGCAGTAGAGGTATTGGACAAAGACGGAGAAGTGATCGAGAACGAATATACGGTAGTTTTTAACAAGCCGTACACATTCGAGGGCGAAACCTATGACAAAATCGATCTGAGCGGACTGGACAATCTGACAGCAGCGGACATGATCGCAGCAAATAAGATTCTGGACAGAACCGGATCATTCACATTCCTCCCGGAAATGTCCTTGGAGTATGCGTGCATCATCGCTGCCAAGGCAACCAAACTTCCGGTGGAATTTTTCAAGGGATTACACCCGAAGGAAGCAGTCAAGGTCAAGAACCGTGTAACAGCTTTTTTCTACGGAGCGGAATAAGTCCAACTGACGGTGCAAACCTCCGGAAACTCGCAATACAGTTATCAATGACATTACGGACCGGGATAGATTTCTTTCTATCTCTGTCCGTTTTTGAATTGCGAGAAATAGCCGAGGAGGTGGCAGACATTGGCAAGCAGCAGCAAAGAGCAGGAACTCGCCATTAAAATCGCAGGCAAGGTCGAAAACTCTTTCAAGCAAAGTCTCGGAGTAACCGAGGACGGATTAAACAAAATAGCGAGCGTTGCTAAGAAAGCCGCAGCAGTGGCGGCCGCAGCATTCGCAGCCGTTAAGGTCGGAGACTTCATATCCGATGCGGTTGATGAGTATGCGGAATTTGAACAGGCAATGGCAAACACCTCTGCTATCGCAGGGGCATCTGCGGACGATTATGCGAAACTGTCTGCTGCAGCCAGAGAAGCAGGTAAAGCAACAACCTTCACGGCTTCGGAGGCGGCCGATGCCTTGGGATATATGGCACTGGCGGGATGGAATGTGGAAGAAAGTACCGCAGCCTTAACACCAGTGCTTAAACTCGCAGAAGCAACGCAGGCAGACCTTGCTACCACCAGTGACCAGGTAACAGACTCCATGAGTGCCATGGGAGTTGGAATAGATGACCTACAGGGATACCTCGATGTTATCGTAACAACCAACAACAAAGCGAATACCACGGCGGCAGACCTTATGGACGCATTCATCGGATGCGGTGGCGCAGCCAGAGCCGCAGGTATGAACTACAAGGAAACCTCCACAGCACTCGGAATCCTGGCAAACAATGGTATCAAGGGCAGTGAAGCAGGTACGGCATTGAACTCAATGCTTGTACGAATCAGCACCAAGGATGTAGCGCAAAAGGCATTCAAGGATCTGGGTGTCGCAGTTTACGACAGTTCCGGGGAAATGAGAAACATGAGGGATATCCTCGTGGACTTAAACGGTGCGATGGCAGGAATGACGCAGGAGCAGAAGAACTCCTATATGTCAGCAATCGCCGGAACGAACTACTACTCACAGTTCGGTTACTTGCTGGACGGAGTAAAAGAGGGAGTGGACGGCTCTGCATCAGCATGGGATGAACTCGCCGGAGCAATCGACAATTCGACTGGCGCACTGGATGCAATGGACGCAACAGCGACCGGAACATTACAAGGTGCACTGGCACGATTCCAGTCGGCAATCAGTGATCTAAAGATAAGCATGGTAGAGGACTTCGGACCGTATGCGATGCAGATCATAGATGCGGTAGCATTGAAGATCCCAGACATCACAGCAGGGTTCAGCGAACTAATCCAGAAACTACCAATCCAGGAATTCATGAACGGAGTCGGTCAGATGGCAGGCGGTGTTCTGGATTTTGTCGGAAAGATAGTGGACGGTCAGAGTTTCTCCGAAGCATTCTCGTCAACGCTATCGGAAGATTTCGGTGTAGAACTACCCGGAAGCGTACAGACATTCCTTGGAGTGATCCAGAACCTGTGGGATGATTTCCAGTCATTCATTGGATGGATAGGAAGTACCGCCGAAGCAACACTGGGCGGATTAAAAGATACAATCGCAGAGCATGAGCCACAGCTACAGGCAATCATGGATTTGTTATCAGATGTGCAGCAGAAGTTCTCGGAAGCCTTCGGGGGCGCAAGCGATGATGCAAGCAGTCTGGTAAGCGGAGGACTTCCGGCACTGGTCGGGGCACTCTTGGATGTACTGGGAGCAGCGGCAAATGTACTCGACAAATTCGTGGAATGGAAAGGTTTTATACCTACCGTGACCACACTGGCGACAGCCATCGCAGGATTTAAACTTGCGAAAACAGCGATAGAGATTGCAAAGGTTACCAAGGCAATGACACTGCTTCGGGTAGCCAAGATAAAGGATAAGGCGGAAACAATTTATCTGAATGCCCTGTATGCAAAAGATGCAATAGCAAAAGGGGCGAGCACAGCAGCCACAATCGCACAGAACGTGGCAACAAAGGCAGCGGCAGCCGGACAGTGGCTCTTAAATGCAGCAATGTCAGCCAACCCAATAGGAATCGTTGTAATAGCCATCGCAGCACTGGTGGCAGGATTTATTGCGCTTTACAACAAATCAGAGACATTCCGAAATGCGGTCAATGCCCTGTGGGATGCCGTGAAGGGTGCGTTTACCAAGATCGGTCAGACCATCGGAAATATCGTAAAAGCGGTTGGCGAAAAATTCACGGAGATAAAGGAAAAAATCGGCGCAGTCTGGGATGGCATAAAGGAGAAAGCAAGCGCAGCGTGGGAAACCATAAAGAATATCGTCACGGTCGGAATTATGCTGATCGGACAGATTATCAGCGCAGGAATTCAAATTATAACCCTCCCGTTCCGTTTTATCTGGGAGAACTGCAAGGACGTCCTTATCGCAGCCTGGGACAAAATCAAGAGCGTTGTGTCCGGGGCACTCGATGCCGTGAAGGGATTTATTTCAGATAAGCTGACCGCAGCCAAAGAAACGGTGTCCAATATAGCAGGCGGAATAAAGGACGCACTGGGAACAGCGTGGAGCACGATCAAGGATACGGCTTCCAATGCCTGGGAAACAGTGAAAAATACCGTCAAAGAAAAAGCAGAAGCAGCAAAGACAGCGGCTGCGAATGCGTTCAATGCCATGGATGAAGCGACAGGTGGAAAATTGTCTGCTATAAGGGATAAGGCAGTGGAGACATGGAACAATGTCAAAGATACTGCCGGAACAGTTATGCAGGCAGCCAAGGACACAGTCAGCGAGAAACTCGGCAATATGAAAGCGGCCTACGAGGAAAACGGCGGTGGCATCAAGGGTGTTGCAGCAGCAGCCATGGAAGGGGTCAAGGGTTACTACACATCCGGACTCACATTCGTGGACAACCTCACAGGCGGAAAGCTGTCAGCCATCAAGGAAAAATTCACATCCAAGATGGGAGAGGTCAAAGCGAATGTCTCGGAGGCATTCAACAATGTCAAGGACACAGCCGGAAACCTCATGGAAACAGCCAGAGCAAACGTGGGCGAGAAACTCGATGCCATGAAATCTGCGTATGACAGCGCAGGCGGAGGTATCAAAGGAGCGGTCGCAGGAGCGATGGCAGGTGTGCAGAGCACCTTCTCCGGTGTCATGAGCACCGTGGACAGTCTGACAGGTGGAAAACTGTCAGCAATTCAGAATTCATTCACGAACAAACTGAATGCAGCCAAGAGCACGGTCACAGGTATTCTGGACAGCATCAAGTCAGCGTTCAGCGAGAAACTGGAAGCAGCAAAGAATGTGGTATCCGGAGCGATAGAGAAGATAAAAGGCTTCTTTAATTTCTCATGGAGTCTACCAAAGCTGAAGCTGCCACATTTCTCAATCAGTGGAAAATTCAGTCTGAACCCACCGAGCGTACCGTCATTTGGAATTGACTGGTATAAAGACGGTGGTATTATGACAAACCCGACTGCGTTCGGATTTAACCCGAATACCGGAAACACCATGGTAGGCGGGGAAGCCGGAGCGGAAGCAATCGTACCTCTTACCCAGTTATGGGAAAAGATGACCTCAATCATCAAGAGCGTGATTGCAGAGAGCCAGAACGGTGGCGCAGGCAATGCACTGTCGGCACTGGTGGATAAGGTCGGGGCAGCGATGCAGGGAAGCACGCAGACACCAATATCCGGTCTGCTCGACAGACTGAGTGGCGGTGGAAACGAACCGCAACCTGCGACAGCAAACGGAGCACCAATCACATACGCACCAGTATATAACTTCAACGGCGCAGCACCTACGAAGGATGATCTGGTGGAAGCAGAGCGTATGTCACAGGCAGAATTCAATGAAATGATGGAGCAGTGGCAGCGTGACAACGACAGAAAGAAGTTCTAAGGAGGCGAGAGGATGGCAGGCACATACGAAACGGTGCAGGGCGACACATGGGATAAGATAGCGTACCAGGTCTACGGAGACGAGAAGTACGCAGGATACCTCATGGAGAACAACCGCCTGCTACTGGAATACCTGGTATTCCCAGGCGGGGTCACTCTCGCCACACCGGAACTGACAGACGAGGTAGACGAAGATCTACCAATATGGAGGGATTAAGCATGGACCCAAGGAAAGCAACCGCCTCCGTTTCATATAACGGAAAGCGGATCGATACCAAACTCGCAGAATACCTCCAGTCATTCAGTTACACAGATGTTGCATCGGGAGAGAGCGACAGCCTCTCCCTCAACATCAATGACAGAGACAGGAAGTGGATCAAGTCATGGTTTCCAAGCAAGGGAGACACCATGGCGGCCACGATTATCATGAAGAACTGGAGCAAAGAGGGAGATACGCAGAAATTAAACTGCGGGTCTTTTGTGATTGATGATTTCAGTTTTTCTGGAACACCAGTCAAGCTGAAACTGGAAGCATTGGCACTTCCGGCAGACAGCAGCTTCAAGGAAACGCAGAGAACCAAAACATATGAGAAAACAACCTTGGAGAATATCGGACAGGAAGTCGCAAAGCGGGCAGGCATCAAACTGTACTATGAAGCACCAAGGATACCAATAGAAAAGGTGGAGCAGAGTGAGAAGGATGACTGCTCATTCTATAACGAGTTGGTAAAACTCTACGGCTTCGCCATGAAGATATATAAAAACAAAATTGTAGTATTCAACGAAGCCACCTATGAGAAAAAGAAGTCCGTGGCAACACTGACGGAGCAGAACATAGAACCGAACTGGTCATGGAACACGAAACTGTGCAGAACCTACACCGGGGCGAAATATGAGTACACCAACAATGATAAGAATCAGACCATAAAGGTCGAGGTCGGTGGCGGAAACAGAATA